ACAACCCTCCCGGTTGAGTTTGTTTCCATTTCCATGTAATCTTCTACTCTGAAATTTAATACACATTCCAGATTCTCAGATTCTTCTTTTGTGTAACCTACGATATGTTCCATATTCTCTCCTATTGGGGTTAACTTTATTTAATTTAACTGTAATAATTTTAAACTTATTTAAACATTATGTCAAATGTTTTTTTAATTATTTTTGTTCTGACATTATATCAGTAACTTACAGGGGAAGTTTTTTTGTAGTTTTACACATAAAAAATAAACTTTTATTTTTTTCTTATCTGGTTCACAATTTGCTTGACCTATCTGCAAAAAGATTTTAAGGTATTAGTTGCCTAGTTAACAGGCAAAAATAGTACATCATTCTATGGAGGGAATAATGAACACCACAAGAGCAGCAATCCCAGGTTGGCTCAAGTCACCTGATGCTGCACAATACCTGGGACTGACAGAGTCTCAGTTCCGAAAAATACATTCCAAAATAAATTCAATTCAGCTTCACAAAAATGGTCCCAGATTTTTCCGGGAGGAAGATGTGGAGCTATTCAAAGTTTCTGGGGATGGGCCCCGGAATCTAAACTGATCGGAGGGTCAGTATTAATAAGGCACATGGATGTGCCCTTTCCATTGATGGAGAAAAACATGAGTACACCAATTGAGATCTCTGGAGTCATTGAAGAGATTTTTCCTGAACAGGTCATTTCTGACCGATTCAAAAAAAGGGAGTTCATACTCCTTCATGCCCCAAACCCTGATTACCCTGAACATATTAAAGTTGAGCTCGTACAGGATAAGTGTGACCTGCTTGATAAGTATAAGAAGGGCCAGGAAGTGGATCTCTCTCTGAACCTGAAAGGGAGAAAGAGTGAGAGCAACGGCAACTACTACAACACCATCCAGTGCTGGAGAATAATGCCATCTGGTGGTGGTAGTGGAGATGATGAAGATAATATCTTCTGACTTAATTAGCCCTGCCAATTAAATGCAGGGCTACTCAATATATATGGAGAGATAATTATGTTGCATTACATAGATGAAGAACCCGGAAAGGAGTTAGGTAACCTGATTCAGGGTATGCCTTTTAAGGTTTACCTGAACCTGGAGAAATACATCCACTCAAGTGACATTAAGAAATTGGATCAGAGTATAAGTCACTTACTCAATAAGGAGGAATTTGAAGAGACTCCTGCACTCAAGATCGGGACACTGGGTCACTTTATTGTTACTCCCGGATCTGAGGTTGCAAATTTTGATTCAACCTACATGGTGATGCCTAAGGTGGACAGGAGGACCAAACAGGGCAGGCAGATACATGATGACTGTGAGGCAAAAGCAAAAGCAGATGGAAAGATACTTATCACCCAGGAGGATTACACAAAGGTAATCAGGTGGAGGGATAAAGTATTTAATGACCCCATGACTGAGAATGTTTTCAGGAAATCTAAGGGTGTAAATGAGATATCAGGTTTTTTTAATCATCCTGAAATTTCAGGTATCAGGGGTGCAATTAGGGTGGACAAACTATTGGAAGATAAAAAGATAGCAATTGACTTTAAAACTGCTGTTTCTGCACATCCTGTTGCATTTAAATATGCAATAAAAAAGTTCCGCTATGACATACAGGCTGCATGGTACATTGATGGTCTTAAAGCCCTGACTGGTGATGACTATGACTTCCTTTTTGTGGTACTGGAAAAGAACTCACCTAACAATGTACAGGTGTACAGATTAAGTGAGAAAGATATCAATAGTGCAAGAGATGATATCTATAATTTACTGGAGAATTACAAAGCATATGTAAGGGCACCAGAGGCAAAACAAAAGACTATGACTGGATACTTTTCAGGCATAAAAACTATTTCATTAACTGACTATTAGGAGAGCAATATGGATACTGATAAATTCACTATTTCAGGTACAGGTAAAGAGGTTTTTAAGGCACTTTTTAATGCAAAAAAACTGCTTGGGAGCACTGTTGCCCCTGAGGGTAAGAATCCCCATTTTGGTAATGACTACATTCAGTTAGACACCCTCACCAAAAAGATTGATCCAGTAACAGAAAAGTGTGGGTTACTGATCTCACATTTCCCAACAGGAAGGGGTTTAGTTACCCTGGTTGTGCATAAGGAGTCTGGACAGTATATCCAGTGTACTTATGAGTTGGTGCTGGAGAGAGAAACTGCACAGGGAGTTGGTAGTGCACTCACATATGCCAAGAGACAGGTTCTGCAGAGTATGTTCAATCTATCAGCAGGAGAAGATGAGGATGATGATGGAGAAGCTGCAGAGACCAAGACTCCACCTAAGGAGAAGAAGGGGAAAAAGTTATCTGAGTCTGAAAAGATAAAAGCCAAGATTCAGGACATAAATGAACTGGAGGAGTTGAAACTCTATTTCGGGACAATGCCTGTCACCTATCAGAATAATGATAAAATTGTTGAAATGTTTAAGGCAAAAAAGGCAGAAATTGGGATGCAGGCAAACTGACCTCCTCATGTGCGTGTGTATTATCTATAGATATATATATAGATAAAACTTATCTTTAACTATAAATAAAAGAAAAATTTATAAAAAGAAAAAGGTAATTATGGCTAAAAAAATTAAACCTGATCCACCTGATGTTTCAGACATTCTCTCTCATACAGATGTCCCAGATGAGTTGAAGTATTTAAAGTGCTTTCAGGAGGTATGGGCAGAGTGGGTGGAGTATAAGCAGGAGGAGTGTTGTGACCTCAATGGCAATATGAAGCCATGGATGTCAATTAAGGCTGCCCAGAGATGGTTGACCCAGATTCGCAACCAGCATGTAAATCATAACAGGGATGTGGTCCATGTAATTTCACAGTCTATGCTCAATGAATGGGTTGGTATAAGGTTTGACCTGATTGAGGACAGGACTACCCCACTCAAGTCCAAGACCAGGGATCAGGTATCTGGACTGGATACAGAATGGATGAGGGTTAACAGTGACCAGAAACACCTGAACTAGGAGGGATATGGCCTGGAGAATGAGACCCTATAATGAGGGTGAAATAGAGTTCATAAATAGCCTCATCCGGGAAGGTGAGGCAAGATATGGAAAGACTGAGGCACAAGGTCACCTGGTACAGGAGTATGTTCAGAGGGAGATGGTTGGAAGGGGTCTGAGGATCGAATTCAAACCCAGAAAGAATCCCAGACTGACTGTTGCCAGGAGAGTTAAATGTAATGGAGAGCAACCTGATGTTATTAAGAACTGAGCTTTGTACAAGACCTGTGAATTTTGTGGAGGGGATTATACCCCTGATGAATACAATAAGGCCACCCAGAAGTACTGCAGCAAGTCATGCAAGTACAAGATGGCCTGGTCAAAGCAAAAGGAAACAGGACATATCAGGAGCAGGAAAGGTGGATATCCAAGAGCAATTTATATCCAGCTTTGGATGGAAGCAAGACTCTCAGACAATACTGCTCCATGTCACTACTGCCTGAAGAGACTGAAGCCTGAAAGGGACTCTTTTGTACTGGATCACAAGATCCCGGTATCAGCATTATCCACCAGGGAAGAGGTGATGGACCCTACTAATTTAGTGGTGTGTTGCAGGGAATGTAATGTTGAAAAATCCAACAAGTATAGTTATGAACAGTTTTTAGCTATAAAAAAGGAGACTCATGGATGAGGTAGGAGAAGCATACAAGCAACTGCTGGTAAGTCTGAAGAAAACAGAACTCAATTACCATGCACATGTCAGGGAGTTTGGAAAACTGGGTCAGCAGGAAATTAACTTCTGGGCAGAACAGTTGAAGGACTTTAATGCTCCCAGGATTGAAAGGGCATTTGATGAACACATAAAAAACTGCTCATACTTCCCTACAGTGAAGGATATCAGGGAGGGTACACAAGAGAATCCCAAGAGGAAGTTAGGTGATGACTGGGGCAGGAATGAGAGGATTGAACATGCAAATAGGCTGCTTGCAGATCCTAATTCTGAGAAGGTGCCTATGCCTGATAAGTTTAAGGAGATATTCAGGAAACTGCAGACTGAAGTACTGAAGAAAAATGCTAATCCTTAATCTCCCCTTTCCAGTTAGTACAAATCAGTACTGGATGATTGCAGGCCGGAAGTTGATAAAGACAAAAAGGGCAAGAGCATATATCCATGAGGTTGCACTCTACTGGATGGCTGCAAAGGCAAAAGGAGCAGAGGCATTTGGTGAGGATGAAACACTTGCAATGGCAATAGCAATTCACTACCCGGTCAGGAAAGGTCCTGATTGTGATGTTGATAACCTTTTGAAGGTGTTGATTGATGCAATGGAGACTGCAGGTATTTACCAGAATGATAACCAGATCAGGCATATCCAGATCTCCAGGGAAGAGGCAAAAGATAAGACAATTGGAGGGGTCAGGGTGTGTATCAAATCATGTCCAAATGAGATGGTGCTGCATGATGGGACCTTCATAGTTAAAGAAGTACATGGGTGACATGACAATAGGAATGTTTCTAGGCATATACCTGTTTGGGGTATTGAGTGGTATGGCAGTAGTGGTTATTGCAATCATGGTATATCTCAATCCTGGAGGATCAATTGAGGTAAGATGTGAGGAGGATAGATGAGTGGAACACCTATAAGAAGAGCAAGAAAAGCAAGAGTTAAAAGGATGTTTGATGACCCGGAGTTCTGGGAGAAGATCTGGGATGGATACTCAGAGTTCGGCAGCCTGCCCAAGATGGCAAAAGACATACAGGTGCCCTATAAGACTCTCTACCACAAGATAACAACAACACCAGAGCTCAATGAGAGATATAAGGAGGCAAGACTTGCACATGCAGAGCTCACAGTTGATGAGATCAGGAGCATCAATAATAAGCTGGAACAGGGTCATATTGATCCAAGTGCTGCCAAGACTCTCATCAATTCCAAGCAATGGATTGCATCAAAATACTCACCAATTATGTATGGAGAAAGGCAGACAATTGATATGTCTATAACCGATAGTACCCAGATGCATCTTGATGCCCTGAGAGCCCAAATGAAACAGGTGAAGGATATAACACCTCCTAAGAAGAAACTTAAGTGAGGGAGATGCTGAGACTGCACATGACACTTAATATGCTTGACTGCCTGGATGATGTAATTGAGGTGGTACAGGAACTGGAACCAGAGAGGAAAAGAGGAGTGGATGAAGTACAGTTGAAGATGCTGGCAGAGACTGTTTATGAGAAGAAACTTGATATAGACCGCATAGAAAGATGGTCTGAAGCAACAACCCAGGAAGGAGAGGAAAATGATTGATCCAATCAAATGTAAGGTGTGCAAGAGTATGTTTAAACCTAAGACTGTTAAGGAAATAATATGCTCTGAGGTATGCAGGCAGAAATACAAAAGAGACTACCACTATGACAGGTATGCAGAGATGAAGGAGGCAAGAAATAAGAACAGGAGCATGATTAAATGCAGGCAATGTGGAGAGATGTTCATGCAGACATACAAGAGGGTGTTCTGCAGCCCAACATGCAGAGTAAATTACAGACCTCCTGTAAAACCAAAAAAGCCCAAGAAGTATGACCTTCCACATGCATGGAAAGTTAATCATCCATACAAGATGTTTAAGGTTGAATCCAGGTTTGAATCAGAACTGCAGAAAGCAATTGAGAAACAGGAACTGGATGATGCAGTGAATAAATACCTGGAGAATGGAGGAGAGATTAAGAAGCTGGAAGAATTACCTGCACCTTCTCTTCCATCTGTTGGTTCAAGAGAATGGGAATGGGAGGTGAGAGTTGGACTGGGATTTGTTGGACCAGATGAAGGTCAGGATTATGTTGATGTGGAAAGACTGGAGTACCTGGTCAGTAAGGTTGGCTAACCTATATATATAGATCTATATATATATAGTATAGAGATATAGAACACTATGAGTTATAGAGCAAGCATAAGTACTATAGGGAGAGTAAGTAATACTATAGGAGGGATAGTAAATACTATAGGGGGAGTAAGTATTACTATAGTAATTACTACTCTAAGAGAGTTCTTTATAGGCTCTCGCATACGCCCATATGAGTCATTTTTATATGTACGATAATGACACTAATCGTACATATAGATTTATCACTTATGCTTCAATCCCTTGCAATTGCTACGTTTAGGGGGATTATTCATATGTTTACCATGTTTATCATAGGGGGGATGGTAGGGATAGGGGTGTAAGTGACTGATTTCATTAGGGGATAGGGTGGAATACCCCCCTGGGGGTCTGGGCACCGGGTGTCAATTGACACACCCAACACACCTCCCCCCATTATTTTTCCAAAAAATTATGATTCATTATCATGGCAGTCCATTATCAGGCAGTACAGACCAGCAGACAGAGTTCTACAGGAACAGGCATGTATTATTATCCTGGGCAACCTTTTGTCCTAACCATGTTCCTATTACTGAGGTCTGCAGTTCTTTCTGCATTGACAATGGTGCATACAGTTTCTGGGGTAAGAACATCCCGGTGCAGTGGCAGGACTTTTATAATTTTCTTGACAAGTGGATACATCATCCCAGGTTTGATTTTTTCCTGATCCCGGATGTGATTGATGGAGCACCTCAGTTGAATGATGATTTAATTCATATTTGTCGTTACCCGGAACATGGTGTCCCAATATTTCATGTTGGGGAACCACTTGAGAGACTGGAAAAATTTTTAGAAAAAGGATTTAAGAGAATAGCAATTGGGACCACTAAGGGTTATGAGTTGAAGTCTCTTAACTTCTGGAATGAGATGAGAAAAATTTTTGATTTTATTTGTGTTGATGGAGTTCCCCAGGCGAAAGTGCATGGGTTGAGGATGTTGGACCCTGAGATAGTAGAAAAATTTCCATTCAGTAGTTGTGATAGTGCAGGTGCTTGTATAATTTCAGTATATAACAATGAATGGAACTACCCTTATGCCCCAATTACGAAAGCTGGAAGGGCTGCATTGTATGCAGACAAGATTGAGAGGACTCAGTCACCTTCTTTTTATGAACCTAAACCCATACAGATGGAGTTGATATGATTTTAGTAGTGATTTACTTGGCAGCAATAGTACTGGCAAATTTGTTGTTGTTATGGTTTGGGCCAGTAGCATCAATTTACAATGCATTTATTTTGATTGGACTGGAT